GGTCCCGGGCGGCGAGGCGAAGGGCGAGGCGAAGGGCGAGGCGAAGGGCCAGAAGTCACCACCACCCTGTCCCCCCGGCCCGCGACCGGTGCGGTGCCGGTGCGGTGCGGCCGGTGCGGTGCCGGGGCTCGCCGGTCCCGGTGCCGGTGCGGTCCAGGTCCAGGCGCGGCGAGGGCGTGCCGGTGCTGGCCGGTCCCGGTGCGGTCCAGGCCGGTGCGGTGCCGGTGCGGGCGTCCGGTGCGGTGCCGGTGCTGGCCGGGGCCGGTGCTGGCCGGGGCCGGTGCGGTGCGGCGTCCAGGCCCGGGTCCAGGCGCGGTGCGGGGCGAGGGCGCGGTGCGGTCCCGGTGCGGTGCGGTGCGGTCCAGGTCCCGGTGCGGTGCGGTCCCGGTGCGGGGCGAGGGCGGCGACGCGGTGCCGGTGCGGTGCGGTGCGCCCCCCCCCCCTACCCCATGCGAAACCGGGGCGGGGCGGGGCGGACACCCGGCTTGGGGTTTTCGGCTTTCGGTTTGCCGCCGCGAAGGCTATGCCCCCACGCTCGCCACCAACCGACTTGTCGGCCAACCAGAAAAAAAATACTGTGGGGTATGCCCTATGCCCTGGAGCCAAACATCCCTCCGCCGCCCGACGACACCTTTGTGGACTGGGGCGCGATCCGCACGCTTTGGGAGTCTGGAGCGTCGCTGGGGTACATTGCCAAGCGCCACCCTGTGGCTCAAAGGACGGTGTCGAAGAGGTCCGCGAGTTGGGATGGGGAGAAGCGGCAGCAGGCCCTGGCTGTGCGGGGGAAGAATGCGTCGGCTCCTCCTGGGAGGCCTGACTTGCCGGAGGTTGGCAGGGAGGGGAGGGGGAGTACGGTGCATGCGTGGGTGGAGACGGTCTGTTCGATCCGCGACCCTGGGTGGGACGAGGAGACTTTCCCTCTGATGGACGTGGCGGAAACGCTGCACAACATCGCGAGCGGGATGCCTGTGGTCTTGGCAGCCGAGGCGGCGGGGCTGACGGAGCGGCTGGTCCTGAAGTACCGGAGTCTTGAGCCTCGGCTGGACACGTTGTTCCGCAAGGCGCGTGCGGTGTCGGCGGCTCCGCTTGTGAAGCGGATCATGGAGGACCGGGACTGGCGTGCGGCGGCCTGGTTGCTGGAGCGTGGGATCGCGAAGGCGGAGTTCCGGCAGGAAGCGGTCGGCAAGGACGACAAGCTGACGATTGAGATCATGGTGAGCCGGGACGACAAGGACGCGCTTGCCAAGGTGATCGATGTGACGGAGAGCGCGCATGCCGCAATGGTCCCTGGGATACCAGCCGTCCGAGAAGCAGAGGATCTTTCACGCAGTTAAGGCGCGGCAGGTCCTGTATGGGGGCGCTGCGGGTGGGGGGAAGAGTCACGCGATCCGGATGGACGGGATCATCTCTTGCCTGGAGAACCCCGGCTTGCAGGCGTACCTGTTCCGGCGCACGTACCCGGAGTTGAAGGATAACCACCTGATCCCCATCCAGCAGATGGCGATCCCCCCTGAGGTGGCGATCTGGAAGGAGACAGACCGGAAGCTCACGTTCTACAACGGGGCGTTCCTCCAGTTCTGCTTTGCGGAGGATCTTGCGGACATCTTCAAGTACCAGGGTGCGGAGATGCACTGGTTGGGGATCGATGAGGGGGCGTTGTTCCTCCCCGACCAGGTCAAGTTCCTCCGCACACGCGTTCGGTTGGGGAGGTACAGGGCGACTCAGGAGGACGTCTTCCCGCGCATCGTCATCGGCAGCAACCCTGGCGGCCCGGCGCACAACCTGCTTCGAGACATCTTCATCGAGCAGGCCCCGCCGATGCACTTCTTCCACGACAAGACGACCAAGACGAAGACGTCCCCGGGATGGCGGAGCATCTACATCCCGGCCAAGATGGACGACAACCCGCACCTGGATGTGGAGAGCTATGAGGGATCATTCACCGCGCTCAGTGCCGAGCGAGCCAAGGCCCTGCGGGATGGGGACTGGGATGTGGTTTCTGGAGCAGCCCTGTCCATGCTCGACAGGGGCAAGCATCTGGTCCGCAGCTTCACACCCCCACGGCACTGGACTCATTTCATGGCTATGGACTGGGGGACCGCCAAGCCATTCTCCGTTGGCTGGTACTGCATATCAGAGGGAGCAATTCTGAAGGCCCGGGACGGGTTCCCCGAGATGTACCTCCCGCCTGGCGCGAAGATCCGGTTTGCGGAGTGGTACGGGTGGAGCGGTGAAGCAGACACCGGGGCGCGGATGTCGGCAGGTGCGGTGGCCCGAGAGGTCCTTCGCCTGGAGGCCGAGATGGGGTTGCCGCCGATGGACTTCCGAGTGGCGGACCCGCAGATGTGGGCGAGCCAAGATGGCCCCTCCCCGCAGGACAACATGCGGACCGCGACGTCGGGGCGGTTCATCCTTCGGCAGGGGCGGCGGGACCGCAAGGCCAACTACACCACAATCGTGCAGCACCTCATCGGGGAGGAAAACGCGGACGGCAAATGGGTCCCGACGTTCTTCGCGACGGCGGACTGTCGGCACTTCTGGCGCACCTGCCCCGGCCTGACCCTCGACGAGCTTGAACCAGACAAGGGACCGGCCACTCGGAGGCAAGAGGACCACGTCTACGACGAGGTCGGCTTTGCGCTGTCAGCCCATTCGCGCGTGACAACCGAGCAGGACCGGTATAAGGAGGAGATGGTCGAGCTTGCCCGGGAGATGTCGGGCGGCTCGATAGCAAGAGACCCATATGCTGTCCGCACAAGGAGGGGCTGAGTGCGCGGCGAGGTATCTGCGAGGATCAGGGAACACATCCTGAGCCTGTCCGAGGAGTGGACCGTCGAGGATTTGATCGACGCTCTGCCCGGGACGGCGCGCGATGCCATCACGTCGGTCATCAACAACATGCTCGTTCGGGACATGGTCAACCGGGTGGACACCCGGAAGTCCAGGTCTGGCGGCTTCGTCGCGGTCTACGAGGTCATCGACCTCGGCGAAAGCGCGACAACAAGGCTCGACAACCCTGCGGTGTGGGCAGGCCTCATGCGTGGACAGCGATACGAGGACATCAAGCTCAAGAGGCGGCCATGAGAAAGCTCAAGTTCTTTGCTCCCGCGAACCCGCCACACCCCTTGGGGGACAATTTGGCGCGCAACTGGATGCAGGGGGGCTTCTACGCTTCGCATGGGGAGCCCCTTGCGGACGTGAATCTGCACTACGGCATCCTCCACGGAGGGGCGGATCTGTACCGGCGGGCGAAAGACGAGGGGAAGGACTATGTCCATGTGGACCACGCCTTCTTCGGCCGCACCCAGGACCTTGCCAGCAACGACGGGTACTTCCGCTTTGCCCTCAACGGGCAGGCGAACGTGATCCGGCGGACGGTCGAACTGGATGCGCCGCGCCTGGAAGTGCTACAGGGGCGTGGATTGCTGCGCCTGGAGCCCAAGCGGGCGGTCAAGAGGAGCCGGTTGGTCATCTACCAGCCCCCAAGCGACTACATGGTCCAGCACTATGGGCTCTCGCCCGAGTTCGATGGCGAGTGGAGGGCAGCGCTGCGTCGCCTATACCCCGGCATGATGGTCGTGACCACCCAGAAGAGCCCCAAGGCAGAGGACTTCTGGGAGAACGTGTCGGTTGTCGCCAGCTTCAACTCGGGACTGGGGTTCGAGGCCCTTCGGAGGGGCTGCGAGGTGGTCATGACCGCCCCGACGACACTCTGGCCATGGCTCACCGGGGATTTGACCGAGGGGAAGTGGGCGGCCAAGCGATACGAAACCTTCTGCCTCATCGCAGGGCGCATGTGGAACTTCAAGGAGATGAAGAAGGGCGCAGCGCTCAACCACATGGCCCTCAATGGGGAGATTCCGCTGTGATTAAGGCCAAATCCGCAAAGGCAAAGGGGCGTCGTCTTGAGCAATGGATTGTCAAGGAACTGGAGGCTCTTGGGCTGGCTGCTCATCGGCAACCTGGGTCTGGTGCTTTCGATGCGTTTCCTCACGATGTGTCTGCTCGACTGAAGGACGGGACGCAGATCCTGGTCGAGGCCAAGCAGCGCAAGAAGGACGCCTGGGCTACGGGCGAGCGGTGGCTGGGTCAGGCTGACGTCCTGGTGGTCCGGATCGACCCGGAGCCGTTCAAGCCCGAAAACGAGCCCCGCGTCTACATGAAGTGGTCCACGTTCCAGAGGCTAGTCAACTGATGCCTCGCGAGATGACCCCAGCCCGGCTCATGGGCTATCGCAAAATGGCGGACAGCAGGCGCGGAAGACGCTGCAAGAAGCTGTCCGTAGAGGGGAGCATGCACCCGCTTGTGCGGAGGCTCTTTGAACTGATCAACGAGGACCCGCTCATGACGTTCAAGGTCCTGAAGGAGCGGTCCGGGGTGCAGATCGACACGATGAGCCAGTGGCGGTACGCGCACTCCCCCGCCCTTGTGACGTTCGAGGCTGTCCTCAACGCCGCTGGCTACGAACTCTGCATTCGCAAGAGGAAGGACTCATGACGACGCTCCCCCTTTACAAGCAGATGCACGCGGAGGGGAAGTTCCCCGGCCACAGCACGGAGAAGTGGTCCAGTGTCGTGCAGGAGGCGATCAAGGAGTTCGACGCCAAGACGATCCTCGACTACGGCAGCGGAAAGGGGATGCAGTACGACTCCCTGAAGCTGCATGAGAAGTGGGGTGTGGAGCGCCCGACGCTCTACGACCCCGCCGTCCCGGGTATCGACACCCCGCCAAGCCTCTTCCAGAAGTTCGATGGGGTGATCTGTCTCGACGTCTTGGAGCATCTCGAAGGCGACGAACTGCGACGCGCGGTCTTCGACGTGACCATGCGGGCGCGCAAGTTCGCGCTGTTCGGGATCGCGACTTTCCCCGCCAAGAAAACCCTGCCAGATGGCCGCAACGCCCACCTGACGCTCTGGGGCGAGGGCGTCTGGGCCGACTTCATCAACAGCCACCGTTTCCGCAGCAATGCGCTCGTCATGATGAACTTCGATGGAGGCCGCCGTGACCCCTGACCCTCTCCCGTACTGGATCGGCTACGACGCGCGGGAGGCCGACGCATTCGACGTCTGCTCGTTCTCCGCGCAGCGCAAGAGCAGCATCGGCCTGTACGTCCGGGCGCTTCGCCACAAGGACCTGCGCGCGAGCGGGTTCTTCACGCGGCAATGGGGGATCAACCCGCAGACCGGCCAACTGTTCGACATGCTGGACGGACTGCCGTTCTCGACCGAGTTCGCTTTCACCCGGTTCCTCGTCCCGGCGTTGCAGGGCTATAAGGGATGGGCGCTCTTCACGGACTGTGATGTCCTGTGGCTAGACGACGTATCGAACCTAGTCGCGGAAGCGGACTCAAGGTTCGCTGTGATGGTCGTCAAACAGAACCACATACCGCAAAACCAGATCAAGATGGATGGGCAGATTCAGAAGCCGTATCCCCGAAAGAACTGGTCGTCGGTCATCCTCTTCAACTGCGAGCATCCGGCGAACCGAGCGCTCACCCCCGAGTTCGTGAACACGGCAACGGGCAGGGAGTTGCACACCTTCTCCTGGCTGGATGACGGAGAGATCGGGGATCTGTCCCCTGGCTGGAACTTCCTGGTCGGCCACACGAAGCACAACGTCAAGCCGCGCCTGATGCACTTCACCGATGGCGGTCCGTGGTTCGAGCATATGCGGGACGTCCCGTTCGGCGGGTGGTGGACAAACGAGTATGACCTGATGCTCAAGCAGAAGGGGAAGTTCGAGTGAAGAAGATTGGGGACTGGTGGCTGCCGAGCGCCGACGAGCATTTCTTCGGTGACGTCACGAACTACCAGAGGGCGTCGTATGACGCGGCCGTGGAGTACGTCCGCACGTTCGGCACCGCAATCGACGTGGGCGCGCACATCGGCATCTTCACGCGCAGGATGTCACACGCCTTCTCCCTGGTCCACGCCTTCGAGCCTGACGCCAGGAACTACGCCTGCCTTGTCCGCAACGCGCAGGACTGGGATGTGAAGGCCACCTTCGGGGCTGCTGGCGCGCAGCGGGGCATGGGGGATGTCCGGGTGGACGCCTTGGCGAACTCCGGAGCGCGTGGCTTCGAGGCCTCCGCCACCGGGTCGGTGCCAATGTACGCCATCGACGAGTTCAGCTACGCCAACCTGGGGCTCATCAAGATCGACACGGAGGGCTTCGAGCATCGGGTGATCGTCGGTGCGCTACACACGATCAAGGCCCACAAGCCGGTCCTGATTGTGGAACGCCCAGGCCAGGATGCCGAAAGGGTTCTGGGCTTGTTTGGGTACAAAGTCGCCAGGGTCATCGGCAAGGACAGCATTTTCGTGGAGGGATGAAATGAAGGTTATGGTTTGCTCGACGTGGTCGGATGCCGGGTTCGAGGCGTATGGTCGAAGGTGGCTGGAGACGGCCGAGGAGCATTGGGCCAAAGGCATCGACATCAACGTCATCACCGACGCCCGGCTGGCGATGGCCCCGGAGTTTCGCAGCTTCATGGAGCGGCACGCGGCGTCGAGGCTCGATCAGGGCGAGCCCGGGTACGACTACCGGCAGGACTTGGTTCGGTTCTGCCACAAGGTCTTCGCAATCCGGGCCGCCCTCGAAGACGCCCTCGAAGACGACCACGATTGGCTGATCTGGCTCGACGGCGACGTGGAGACTCGCGCGCCCCTGACCATGGAGTTCCTGGCCAGCATCTTGCCGGAGGACAAGGACGGAGTCCTCCTCTCTCGCGCGCACACCGCACCACACCCGGAATGCGGGTTCATGGCCTTCAACCTCCGCCGGAAGGGGGCCGACTTCATCCGCAAGTTTGCGGGCATGTACGTCAAGGACGACGTCCTGAAGCTCGCGGAACTGCACGACAGCTACGTGTTCATGGTCTGCGTGCTGGCGCATGTCGAGTCCGACCAGAGCGAGTGGCACGACCTTTGCCCAGTCGGCGGAGGCCCACATGGCCTGGACGCCTTCGAGGCAAGTCCCTTGGACAGCGTGTTCGTCCACAAGAAGGGCGGGCGCAAGGCCGGGATGACTAACGCGGAGATCATTGCCCGCCTGCTGGCGGGGAGGATCGGGAAGGTCATTCACCCGGGCGAAGGGTTCGACCTCGCAGACAGTCACGTCCCCATCGTCGATTGTGTGATGCAGCCGGTCGAGGCAATCCGCGAGTCGCTCGCCAAGATTGGCGACAAGCCCATGATATTGTTGGGGTTTTACTCCTCCGACGAGGAGGGACGGCACGTTGACACAAGCCGCTTTGGCATCAACGCTGTGCGGACCGACGTCGTTGCGTTCGAGTCTGTGGAGCGCGCGACGGACGGGCTTGGGTTCGTCCATGTGGCGGCCACCCGGGACTTCGAGCCAATCCCCGACGCTCTCCCGGTGTTCCATCACCGGCAGATGTCGATGATCAAGAAGGAGCAGATCAAGGCGATCACGAACAACGCCTACCAGACGAACATGGTCGTCCAGACGCAGAACTGCGTCCCGAACGAGACGATCCAGGCGAACATCGTCGCAAACCTGGGCCAGATCCAGAACTGGGTGGTCTACGCCAAGCACCACATGCGCCGGGCGGTCGTCGCCTCGGCCGGTCCGTCGCTCGACATGCCAGAGACCATCGAGGCCATCCGCCGGGAGGTCGAGCAAGGTGCGGTGCTGTTCTGCGTCAAGCACAGCCACCAGAAACTCATCGACGCCGGGCTGGTCCCTTGGGGGTGCGTCCTCCTCGACCCTCGCCCGCATGAGGGGATCTCCACACACGGACGCCCCCGGGCGGAACTGCTGCCCGCCGCGCATCCAGAGGTGCGGTACTTCTGCGCCTCGATGGTTGACCCGAGTGTGGTGAGGCGTCTTCTCGACAGCGGCGGCAAGGTCTACGGGTGGCACGCTGCCGTGGGGGCCGATGAGAAGTCGGTCCTCCCGCCCGAACACCAGAAGTTTCTGATGGGGGGAGGATCTTCGTCGGCGGTTCGCGCTATGATCCTGGCGTGGCAATTCCTCGGCTTCCAGTCGATTGGGCTGTATGGCTTCGACTCCTGTCACCTCGACGAGAGCAAGCTCGACAAGTCCGCGCGGCACCAGGATGGCACCCCAAAATACGTCCCGATGGACGTCTCGGTGGGGGGCAGGAGTCGGCAGTTCTGGACGGACAGAGACATCCTCTGTCAGGCCCAAGACTTCACCCGGCTTCTTCAGGAGAGCCCGTGGATTCAGTGGGACGCGCACGGTCCCGGCATCGTTGCGTGGCTGTGGCAGAACACGCGCGGAGTGATGCCCACGCTTGAGGAGACGTATGTATGAGCGCAGACCGCAAGTGGCGAGGGGACAACGAAAGGGTCAAGCGCACCAAGCGTCAGGCCCTGAACGCTCTCCTCGTCAACATTGCGGACAGCCTCGACGAACAGGAGCGTGAGTCCATCGCCCAAGTCTGCATGGAGGACTTCCGTGCAGACCGGGACAGCCGCGCCGAGTGGGACGCGATGCACGCGGACTGGGTCGCGGTCTACAACCAGCAGGATGCCCCGTACAACCGGCCATGGCCCGGGTCATCGGACGAGTCGCTGGGCCTCCTGACGGAGGCGTGCAACTCCTTCCAGGCGCGGGCATACAAGGCGTTCTTCGCCTCGCGTATGCCCGTCGCCGCCGTCTCGACCAGGCCATCGGACCCGAATGCCTCGCAGCGGGCCAAGCGAGTCAGCCAGTTCCTCCAGTGGTCCCTGTTCTTCAAGGACCAGACCTACAAGGAAGACAAGGCCGCGATGCTGCTACGCGTGGCGGTCCACGGGTCTGACTTCAGCAAGACCTACTTCGACCCGGTGATGAACCGGATCGTCACGCGCCCCGTGCGTGCGGAGGACCTGTTCGTCCCGTACCACATCGGCCCGATCAACATCGAGGATGTGCACCGGAAGAGCGAACTCATCCACCTGCAACTGAACGAGGGGCGGATTCGGGCTGCGGAGGGGTACTTCCTCTTCCCGCCGGAGGCCATGATGGTCGGGCAGATCGAGTCCCCGATCCAGCAGCAGAACGACAGGGACAACGGGTTCCGGCCAACCGCGACACAGAGCGAGGACATGGCCCAGATTATCGAGCAGCACCGGGATCTAGACCTGGACGGAGACGGCATTGGCGAGCCGTACAAGGTCTGGGTGGACGTGACGTCCGAGAAGTTGCTCCGCATCGAGGTGCGGTATGAGGTGGACGAGTCGGGGAGGCCCCTGAACGGCCGCCTGCCCATCGAGGAATATACCCACTACCGGTTCCTCGCGAACCCGGACGGCTTCTACGGCTACGGGCTGGGGTTCCTCCTCGGGAAGACCAACATTGCCATCAACAAGCTCCTGCGCCAGTTCATCGACGCCACGACGCTGTCGATCCACGGCAACATGAGCGGCTTCATCTCGGAGGCCCTGAACATCAGCAAGGGGCCGGTCAAGATCGAACTCGGCACCCTGAAGACGGTCTCCGCAAGCACCGACGACATCCAGAAGGGGATCAAGACCCTCTCATTCCCTGCCCCACCACCTACCCTGATGCAGGCTATCGCCCAGCTTGAGGGGCGAGCCCAGCGCATCGGCGCGACGACGGATGCCGCAGCGGGGGACATCAACAAGGTCTTCCAGCCGACGACCATGCAGACCATGGTCGAGCAGTCGCTGGTCATGTTCACCAGCGTGCAGGAGTTCCTGCTGCACTCCTGGTCCAAGGAACTGAACAAGATCTACCGGCTGCACGGCATCTACTTCCGGGGCGTCGAGGGCTTCATCTCGATTGGCCTCGAAGGCCCCGAGGAGATGGTCGTCACGGAGCAGGACTTCGCTGACGACATGCTCATCATGCCCGTTGCTGACCCGCGCATGATGACCCAGCAGTCTCGCCTCCAGAAGGCGCAGTTCCTGTTCGAGTTCGCCACCAAGAACCCCATTGTCGGGAACAACCCGGAGGTCCTCCTTGCGGTGTCAAGGAGGCTCCTTGAGGAGATGGAGATCGATGGCATTGACAGCATTCTTCCGCGATCTGTGGACGAGCTTCCTCCGCCTGCGCCAGATCCGAAGGCGATGGCGGAGCAGGCAAAGGTTCAGGTCGAGCAACAGAAGCTTCAGCTAGAGGCCCAGAAGGTCCAGCAGACGGTCCAGCTTGAAGCCCAGAAGATGCAGGTTGACCAGCAGATGAAGCAGGCATCGATGGTTGGCGACCAGCAGCTTCAGCAGATGCGGATCGAGAACGAACGGGTGATCGCTCAGATGCGGATGGAGCATGAGCGGATGATCGCCCAGGAGAAGCTGGCCCTGGAGCAGACCCTGGCGACCATGAAGCTGGAGGTCCAGGCCCAGATCGACCGCGAAAAGATCAGGCTCGACGCCGAGATCAAGCGTGAGGCGGAGCAGTCTCGGGCGCAGGCGACCCGTGAGCAGCAGCAGGCCGCAACGCAATCGACCGAGGCCGGGGCCAAGCAGGTGGCGGAGATCGTGAAGGCCATGACGACTGCCATGGCCGGGCCGAAGGAGGTCAAGATCGTGTCGCCGCCGCGCGAGGTCATCATCAATCACAAGGGCGACAACGGTTCGCCAACCTAACGAACGAAAGGGCATGACATGGGCAAGAGCCGCGACTTCTCGAACGACTTCCTCAAGCTGTTCTTCAACGGCGGAGCCATCGCCAATCTGGCGCAGAACACCGGCACGTCGCCCCTGACGGACCTGTGGTTCAGCCTCCACAGCGCAGACCCCGGCGCGACGGGCAACCAGACGACCAGCGAGGTCGGCTACACCTCCTATGTCCGTGCTGCGGTGGCGCGCACGTCGGCCGCGTTTGTGGTGTCGGCCAACACGGTGCGCTTGGCCGCGAACCTGGACTTCGCCGCTTCGACCGGTGGCGCGGCGGTCTCCGCAACCTTCTTCAGCGTGGGGAAGGGGAGTAGCGGGGCCACGCAGATCCTGTATTCTGGCACCCTGACGCCTGGGATCTCGATCTCCAGCGGCACGACCCCTCGCATCAACTCGGGCCAGATCATCACGGAGGACTGACGTGGCAGACAACGTCGGCATCACCCCAGGCTCTGGGGACAAAGCCGCAAGCCGGTCCGTCACCTATTCGGGAGAGACGGCACAGGTCCAGATCGTTGGCCTGTCCGTTGTCTCCGGTCCGGACGACGCCAAGACGGTTGAGGATGTCAGCGCAGTCGCCCCTCTTCCCGTTCGCATGGACCAGGGGCCGGGCGCTCTGGTCACCGAGAATGGTGCGCTGCGGGTTGACCCGACTCAGGTCAACGAACAGGCGCAGGAAGTCCTCAACGCCACCGGCTTGCATAGCCTTGGCGATGGGCCGCTCCAGATGGTCGGATTGCACCCAAGCTTCCCCCTGCCCATCGACACCGCGACGCCGATGCCGATTGCGGGGCGGGACTCGACGGGCGCGCAGCGGCAAGCGCTTACAGACAGCGATGGGGCGCTTCGCACGCTTGGCAAAGACGCCGGTCCTTTCTTGTATGGGCCAGACCAGGGAATATCAGGGAACCGGAACGGAGCAGTTTTCTCTGTTGAGGGATACAGCGCGATTGTGGTGTGGGCGATCACGGCAGGCTCAAACCTAGGAGTTCAGCAGTCGGTTGATGGCATCCGATTTGGGAGTGCTTCGGCTGGCGTAACGACGCTGGCGGGGGGCTTCAGCCTTGCGGCTAACGGTGGCATGTCAACAACGGAGTACACCGTATTCCCTGTCGTCGGGAAATTCGCGCGCATCAATTTCGGCGGGACGATCACAGGCCAGCCGCTGGTCCTGGTTTACCTCAAGGCCGGTCCACTAGGCTTCAACCTGTCTTTGACAACGACCAATTTGGCCCAGATCGGTGGCTTCGCCGTCACTGCAAACACTCCCCAACTTGCGGTGAATGCGTTTGGTCCGACCGCCCCAAACGCGGCCCACAGCACCAACGCGCCAGTGCAGATTTCCGGCTCAGATGGCACGACCGTGAGGCGCATCCTGACCGATGTTGCAGGAAACACCCAAGTCGTCGGCGGGCTGGTTGCGGGCGCGTCCGCTCTTCTCAGCACCACTGGCGTGCGCCCCGTTCAGCAGGGGGTGCTGGACGGAGAGGGCCGAGTTCGCCATGTGGTGGGGACGACCAGGGGGCAAGTTGGCGTTCGCCTGGACGACGCCACCACCACATCGGAAGCTGGCGTGCTTGATGCCCTCAACGATGTGGTACGCGAACTGAAACTCCTCAACGCGCGTATCGCAGATCTTCCCTATTGGCTAGGCGTCGGTGCGGCGATGCCTGATGACGCCTCGACCTTCCGCGACGACCCATATCTCTTCAATCAGTAAGGAGACTACCAATGCTTGTTCAAGGCACGACCGGCCCGGTCAACTTCGGCGATGGCGTCAACCCGCCGCTGCGCCAGGGTCGCCAGGGCGACGTGATCATGTCGGCTCTGCATGGCGAAATGTACGAGCAGAATTATCGCGGCAACATGTTCTTCACCGGTCACACCGGTCTCACGGCGCTGTCGGCTAACACGATCACACTGACGGCGACGACGACCCCCATCCTGGGCGTCTACAATCCGGCCTCGTCGCCCGTCAACTTGGTCATTATGCGCGCGATGCTTCAAGTCGTCGCGAACAACCTGACCAGCGGCGCAGCTCCGGGTGCCTTTATGTGGGCGGTCTCCACAGGCAACAACGCGATCTCCACTGGCCTGACCCCGTACAACGCCAAAAGCCTCGTCGCCGCCGGATCGCAGGGTCGCGGTTTTGCGGGTGCGACCGCTTTGACCGGCTTGACGAACAACCTCGTCATCGCTGCCGGAAGCCTCTTCAGCAGCCCCACGGGCCTGACGTACACGACCCTCGGCAGCACCTCCCTGCTGAACGGCTACGGTGGTTTCGAGAACTTCGACGGCTCGATCATCGTCCCGCCGGGTGGCGTGCTGGCGCTGCTGAATACGACCTCCTCGACGACGTTCAGTGCTTTCGGCCGTATACACTGGGAAGAAGTCCCGATCTGAGGCGCGGGATGATGACCATCGAGTACATGCTTTCGATGGCCGAGAGGCGCTTGGCGCAATTGGAACTTGCCAAGCGCAACTCGGAGCAGACCGGCGACCTTAGCGCCGTTCTGGACATCAACGACCAGATCATCCAGACGCAGGACACCATCGCAGGTCTCAAGACGACAATCGCGAGGCGAGCGGCGGAATAGCCTGCGGTTTCGCCAGGACAGGGGCGCAACATGCTGAAATTGGCGAACCGCGCGAAGATGACGACCTCCACGGTCGGGACCGGCACGATCACCCTCGGCTCCGCAGCGACTGGCTACCAATCGTTTGCGGATGCTGGGGTGGTCGATGGGGACGTTGTCCGCTATGTGGTGGAAGACGTCACCGCATGGGAAATCGGGCAGGGGACGTATGCCGCAAGCGGCACGACGCTCTCTCGCACCGTCCTTGAAAGCAGCAACGCCGACAGCCCGATCAGCCTGTCGGGCAGCGCCAGCGTGTTCATCTCGGCTGCGGCCGAGGATGTCGCACAGGTCAAGGTGGACACCTACACCACGGTCGGCAGCACCACCTGGACAAAGCCGACGTGGGCCAAGATGCTCAAGATCATCTTGATCGGTGGCGGCGGCGGGGGTGGCAGCGGGATGCGCGACTCGACAGCCTTTTCGCGTGGCGGCGGCGGGGGTGGCGGGTCAAGTGGGTTGACGATGGTCACATGCCCCGCTTCGTATGTCGGCGCGACCGAAACGGTCGTGGTCGGATCTGGCGGCGCGGGTGGTGCATCTCAAACAGCGGACTCAACTACCGGTCTCAATGGCTCATCGGGGACTGTTTCCAGCTTCGGAAGCATTGCGTCGTCGGGGCGAGGCTTGAACGGGCTGTCGGGAAGCAACAGTTTGGCTGGCGGAGGTTCGACCATCTCTGTCACGTCGATGGACAGTTTGGCGGGCGTGCAAGGGGGCAGCGGTCAAATTAGCGCAGGAAGCACAGGCACCGCTCATCCGCTGGTCTCGAATACGGGAGGCGGAGGCGGCGCAGGCAGCGGCGCAGGAAGCACCACATCTGCAAATGGTGGCGCAGGCGGCCTTATCCGCGCACCGGCGTCAAGCAGCGGAATCGTGTACGCGGATCGCGCAGGCGGCAGCGGCGGCACCGCAGGCGGAAGCGGCAGCGCGGGGATCTCTTACGATTTCTTCGACCGGGTCATGGCGACCGGCGGCGGGGGTGGCTCGTATGCGACAGGGCAGGCCACTGGTGCAGGCGGAAACGGCATTTATGGTTCGGGCGGCGGCGGCGGCGCAGCGTCTGACAACGGGTTCTCCAGCGGGGCTGGCGGCAACGGCGGCGATGGATGGGTGAGGGTAATTTCATGGGCGTGAGGCAATTTCTTCTCGACCCCGACGGAACCATCCCCGACGGCGTCAACGTCGAGGCGCTAAAGCGCGCGGGCATCCCGCTTGTGCTGCCGACGCCTCGCTGGCGTCCTGCGCCGGGAATGATCCTTGTTGAGGCAGAGCCGGAGATGAGAGACGGCGCGTTGCGGCAGGTCTGGCGCGAAGCCCCGGAGCCTCCTCCCGCACCTGACGAACTAGCGACCGAGTGATGTTGGGGTCTGCGCCGCTCGGCTCTGCGCCCCTCGGAGCGTCAGGCGGAGCGGCTCCGGCAGCCCAAGGCATCCAGGGGCTGCTGTTCCTCTTTGCGGGGCTGCTTGGGACAGGTGGCGGTGGAGTTGCGGCAGCTAACGCCTCCGCAACCGGCACCAGTACGGTTGATGCGACGACATCTGCTACCGCAAGTGCAGATGCGTCGGCAGTCGGCACAAGCACAGTTGCAGCAGTCGGGTCCACTGGTGGGGCGGTAGCCGCTGCTGATGCTGCGGCAACGGGCGCAAGCACTGTTGCGGCAAGCGCCACGGCAGTTCTCGGAACTGACGCCTCCGCAACCGGCACAAGCACAGTCGCCGCCACCGCATCCCGCACGCAGGCTGCCGATGCACTGGCATCCGGCACCAGCACCGTCGATGCCGTAGGGGCCAAGACCCAAGCGGCTGACGCGGCCGCTTCGGGCGCGAGTGTGGTTAGCGCCACCGCATCTCAAACAGCCGCATCCACCGGGTCTGCCGCAGGCACCAGCACCGTCTCCGCAACGACATCGCAGGACAGGGCGACGACTGCAAGCGCAGTCGGCACCAGCACTGTTGCGGCTGTCGGCTCGACCGGCGGCGCGGTTGTGGCTGCCGACGGCTCCGCGACTGGAGTCAGCACGGTCGCAGCGGTCGGGGCCAAAACGCAGGCTGCGGACGCGAGCGCCGCTGGCTCAAGCGTGGTGGCCGCGCAAGCAGCCCAGACGGCATCGGCTGCGGCATCGGCGACCGGGACCAGCACGGTTTCCGCAACCGGGGCGCGCACGCAGTCTGCAACCGCAACGGCTGTTGGCATCAGCACCGTCGCAGCAGACGCAAGCGAAATCTCGGCCACGAACGCAACGGCTGTGGGCGCGTCCACGGTGTCGGCCACGTCGGCGCGGGTTGCGGAGACATCGGCTTCGGCGTCGGGGGCAAGTACCGTTGCCGCGACCGCATCGGAGACTGGCGCGGCAAACGCAGACGCAGTCGGGTCCAGCACCGTTGACGCCTCCAGCGCTCGCGTCCAGGCGGCAGACGCCAACGCAGTCGGCAGCAGCACGGTCGATGCCGTCACCCCAAGCGTTGCGGCGACCTCCGCGTCAGCAATCGGCCAGAGCATTGTCTCGGCAGAGGCGCGGATCGTTGGCGGCGCGGCGTCGGTCCCGCAGAAGTTCGCTCGGTGGGCGTCGTACCAGCGCAGGCCGAATGCGTACCTGCGCCAGGTCAGCCCCGGCGTCTACCTCCGCGCCAGCACCACCGAAAGGCCGGTCGTCATCGTTAACGACCAGGAGATCGGGCCTGCCGAGGACTTGCGCGGCGAGCGCTTGGCCCGGATGCTCGCCCAAGGGCTGGACCGTAGGGATGTGCGGAAGATCCGCAAGATCCTCCGCCGCCTTGACGAGCCACCCGAAGCCGTCGAGCCCGCTCCGCAACCGAAACCAGAGCCCCCGAAGTCCGCAGAGGCGCAGAAGCTGATCGAGGAGATCAACGCCTCGACCGGTCGCCGCGTCACGATGACAACCAATTCCATCGAGGAAGAGGTTGCGGTCCTTGTGGCGCTCGGGATCATATAGCCCCCGCAACCCGCCAGAAGGACATCGCATGCCCAAGACACCCGCATGGCAGCGCAAGGAAGGCCAAAGCCCGAAAGGGGGTCTCAACGCCAAGGGACGCGCGAGCTACAAGGCCGCGACCGGCGGCACCCTCAAGCCCCCGCAGCCAGAGGGCGGCCCTCGCAAGCGGTCGTTCTGCGCCCGCATGGAAGGCATGAAGAAGAAGCTGACCTCGGCCAAGACCGCGAGCGATCCCAATAGCCGGATCAACAAGTCCCTCCGCGCATGGAAGTGCTGACATGAAGAAGCCCGTCTGGGACCGAAAGCGTCCCGCATCTCTTGGAGCGCCCAAGAGGCTCTCCCCCGCGCAGAAGGCGTCTGCGAAAGCGGCTGCGGCGAAGGCTGGGCGTCCCTACCCCAACCTCGTTGACAACATGCGCGCGGCGAGGCGCAAGTGATCCACGGTGTTGACCCCGATGAGGTCGAGAACTGGCGTCGGCACCCGGTCACGCAGTTCCTGTTCCAGGAGATCCGCAGGCAGAACGTGAACCACCGTTACCGGGTTGCCTCCGACCTTCTAACGCTCGGCCGCGCGCAGGGCTTCGACGAAGCTCTTGCGCTGGTGGGTAGGTTGCTCAATTCGCCCGAATCGATAGGCTGATCCAGAACGGAGGCCCGCATGATCCGCAGAGCCAAGCGCATGAAGACAAGCCAGATCGACGCAGCGATGGAGGTCCTCCGCAGCAAGGGGCGCTATGGCGACACGGAGCTTGCCCATGTGAACCCGCGCGAGAAGGCGATCCTGAAGGCAATGGGCGGGAGCGGAACGAGGAACCCACGCACGGGTTTGCGGGAGTATTACGACGAAGGCGGATCGCCTGCGGGGGACACCGGCGGGATGATGGGCGACACGACCGGGCAGTCCCCGGTCTCGGGCATCGTCAGCGGCGAAGCGTTCGGCCCTGCGGAGCCGACGTTCATGGAAACCGCCAAGGGTTACATGACGCAAGCCCTTGAAGACCCGAACAATATCCCGGGGCTTGGATTCACTGGCATGGCCCTCGGACAGGTCATGTCTGCTGCCAACCGCTCCGCCCGCGAAGCGGGGTATTCGGTTCAGGACCCGATCAGGGAGCGCGAGGCATACGAGGCCGGGTTCCAGGGCAACCGCTCCATGGGGGATAACATCGCGGCGGCACTCGGGTCCGTTCCTGTCTCCGCCCCGACTCCTGCCTACTTGCGGGGTGGGTCCATGTCCCCCCCGCAGGAGATCTCGTCCTTCATCGGCCCGGGGATGACCGACCTTCAGCAGCGAGCCCTGATCTCCACATACGGCACGCAGGGGGTAAACAGCGCCTTCCGCACCGACCCCGTGCGCCGCTACTACGCGAATCTCCTGTCTCGCGGGCTGATTTCCGACCAGGGCTCGCCCGTGCAGCAGCCCTACATCTTGCCCATCGAGCAGCAATATGCCTCCATGGTGCTGGGCCGCCCGATGACCAACCCCTCGGATGCGGCGGCGGCCTATGAGTCGATCCGGGGCCTCCTGTGAGGAGAGTGCCGTGAAGAAGAAGCCGATGAAGAAAGGTGGCCGGGGCTGTTAACAGCCCGGACCACCAGGAAGGGTGGGGCCTGATTCCCCCTCCTGTCAGACCCCCCCTTCCGCACCTTCCTCAAATCGCTACGTTGCGAACTGGGCATCCCGCCCAAGAGGAAGGTATGAGCAAGAAACTGAAGCCCTTGTTCGCAAGGGTTGTGGTTCGTGCTGAGACGCTTCAGGCGTCCATCGCGAGCAAGTTCTCCGGCCTGTCGAAGATGGGCTTTGAGATCCCCAAGACCGTCGAAGACAAGATGATCCCGGACGAGGGCGTCGTCATTGCTGTGGGCGAGGCCTGCGAGGTGATGAAGCCCGGCGACCGGGTGCTGTTCGGCAAGTGGGCGGCCAAGCCCATTGCGTTCGAGCCCGGCCTCTACGTGATGCAGGAGGAGGACATCATCGGCATCATCGAAGACGACGGGAAGGGAGGCTCCGCATGAGTGCAGAGCGCATCGGGAACCGGGTCGAGGTGTCGGATGACGAAACGGTCTCCCCGCAAAAGCCCGCTGAGACCCAACCGGCCGCAGCCCCCGCCAGACCAGTCCCAGCCCTCAAAGCCCAAGCAAAGCCCGAAGAGGGCGAGGAGAAGGGGACGGACTGGGTAGAAATCGACGACCCCAAGCTCAAGGCCCGGTTCAATCGCCTGTATCGGCACACCAAGGAGGCCAACGAGCGGGCGGAGAAGACCGAACGCCAGATTGCGCTCCTTGCGGAGCAGAACAACAAGCTCCAGAAGGCCCTCGAAACCATCGCTGGCGGGCTCAAGGACAAGGAGACCCAGGCGGAACTGGCTGACCTCAAGCGAAGCGCCAAGGAAGCCCTGGCAACGGGCGACACCGAGGCCTTCATGGAGGTCAACGAGCGTCTCCTGGAGATCAAGCAGGAAACCAAGAAGCCTGCCCCTGCGCCTGCTGACGCCGCGCCGCAGCCGATCAGCCAAACGGAGGAGAGGGTCCTCCATACGTGGCAGCAGGCTACCGGCGACGACGGGGAGGTGTTGCGTCCTTGGGCGCAGCCGAACCACCCCGAGTTCGCCGCGACGCTGGACATGATCGAGAAGCTCTCCAAGGAGCCGGAGATGGCCAATGCGTCCATCCGCGAACTCCTCAAGGAGGTCGATAGGCGCATGGCCAAAGTCCTCGACATCGACGACGAGGACGAGCCGCGCAACCCTGTCCGCAGGGCTTTCGCGGCTCCGCGCGGCCGGGCCGCCCCTGCCGAACGGCAATCCACCGCACTGACGAATCAGGAGCGTGTGATCGCTGAAGCGATGTTCATGGGGAGTCGTGGGTCTCTTGCCAAGACGGCGAAGGAAGCTCACGAATTGTATCTCAAGCAGAAGCGACTGACCGGTAGGTCGGTTGCGGTGGAGGACTGAATATGTCAGACAGCAACGAAATCGAATCCGCAGCCGGTGCGCTTGCGGATGCGGTGAAGGGCCGCAGGAAGGTCGCGAAGAAAGGGAACCGTAGCTGGGCTCCCGCCGCGCCACTCGGCATCAAGAGCAAGGACCCGTCGAGCAGACTCCGGTGGGTCCACGCCGAACCGGCCAACATGCTGCGAAAGCGAGCGGAAGGCTGGGAGCAGGCACGCATGGGCGACGCTATCCACGACCGTCCGAACGGTGTGGACAGCGGAGCGGGAACACCAGCCGGTGTGCTGGAATACCGGGACATGGTCCTGATGAAGATGCCCGAAGAGATGGCTCGCGAGCGTGAGGAGTACTACCGCAACGCATCGCAAGAGCAGGTTTCGGGACTCAAGACCAGGACCAAACGAGACATTCGCGCCAGGACGGGCGTCACCGTCGAAGGCGACATCACCATCGATTAACCCCTCCATGAGGAGACACAACCAATGACCGACGCTCCCTATGGCCTTCAGGCCATTCGGAACAAGGCCGCTGGGAACACGCTCCGCACGAAGCTCTATCGAGTGACTGCGTCGGGCAACACCCAGGGGATCTTCATCAATGACCCGGTTCGCTTCAATTCGGCGGGCTTGGGCGTCATCCGGCTCTCGTCCAACGCGGCGGCGAACACCCGCTGCCTGGGCGTCGTGTCGGAACTGTTTGACGAAAACGGCAAGCCGCTGACCTTCAGCCTCCCCACCCGTGGCCCGTTCCTTCCGGCGGCGACGGCTGGCTGGGCTGCGGTCTACGACAGTCAGCAGGTCACGTTCATGTGCCAGGTGGACGCCTCCGCTGCGGAGACGCTCGTCGGGCAGTACGTGTCCCTGACCGCCGCAACGAACGGCAACACCGCTGCTGGCACCTCGGTGATGCAGATCCGTGCGGCGTCGGCAGACACCTCGGTCAAGACCTTCCAGGTCCTTGGTCTTGCGCCGACCGAGGCTCGCGGCCTTGGCTCGGTGGCGAACAATGCGGCCTGGGGCAATGCCTTCATCGACATCGAGGTCCGCATCGCTCTCCACTCCTACACCTCGACCTGATAGGGAGGCGAGAACATGACAACCGGAACTGGCAATCTTCCCGAACTCCTGTGGCCCGGCATCTCGACGATCTGGGCCGACACCTACCGGCGATACCCGCCGCTGTGGAACCGCTTCATGATCCTGCGCCGCAGCACCAAGGCGTTCGAGAAGGAGCAGGGCGTCACCGGCTTCGGCCTTGTGGGGCAGAAAGACGATGGGGATTCCGTCCCCTACGTGGACATGCTCCAGGGCTATCAGCGTGAGTACGTCAACCTGACCTACGGGCTGGGGACGACGATCACCCGCGAACTGATGGAGGACGAGCAGTACAACGTCATCAACAACGTGCCGAAGATGCTGGCGGAGTCGATGCGTCAGACCGAAGAAACGGTCGCCGCCTCGGTCTTCAACCTGGGCTTCAGCACGATGCTTGGTGCCGATGGGCTCCCGTTCTTCAGCGCGACGCACGCCAACGTCCGAGGTGGCACGCAGCGCAACATCCCCGGTGTCGCCTCGGATCTCACGCAGGCGTCGCTGGAGCAGTCGTACATCGACATCCACGACTGGCGCGACGATTCGGACCTGAAGATCAACCTCATGCCGGAGAAGCTGCTGGTGGCCCCCACCAACCGCTTCGTGGGTGAGAAGATCCTCGGGACGAAGTTCGCGGTGGGCTCTGCTGACAACGACATCAATCCGATGGCGGGCCAGCTTGAGCTGATCGTGAATCCGTTCCTGACGGACCCGGATGCGTGGTTCATCATCACGAACGCCAAGGCGGGCGCGACCTTCTACCGTCGCCGCAACGCCGAGATCACCCGTGACAACGAGTTCGACACGGAGATCCTCAAGACGAAGACGACGGCGCGCTTTTCCGTGGGTGCCACGGACTGGCGTTACGCCTACGCTTCGGCTGGCGCGTAAGCCCAGGCAACATCCTGGCTGGGTGAGGGGGGCTTCGGCCCCCCTTTCTCATGGGGTACTTGTGAACGAAGCCGTGGGCAGTAGAGTGCCGGAAGATCAACAAAGGATCTCCCCATGACAGGCAAGACCCAGTTCATCGGCCCCGTCGCTTCTGGCGTGGACAGCGGCGCGACTGCGCTCACCACGAAGGCTTATGGCCGGTTCACCGTCTGGACGCAGGTGACCCCCGTTCCGGTCACGTCCCTGCCTGTTGCGGTCCTGCCGTTCGATGCCGTTCTCCGCGAGATCAACGTCTGGAAGTCCGGGGCGTTCAGCGGGGAAGCGCTTGTGAAGTTCGGCACGGTTGCCGGTGGCTCCGACAACCTCGGCAGCGTCTCGGTTTCCGGGACTGCGATCTATCGGGTCAACGCCGCGACGGCGCAGACGACACTCCCGTTCAGCCATGCGGGCGTCTCTGCCGCCGGGACGCCAATCTACCTCTCCACGGGAGCGATCTCCGGCGCGTCTTCTGCGCTTGCGTCGGCCGCCTTTGTGGAGGTGGTCTACACCCGCATCAGCCTTGCGGATCGCCCGGATCTCGTCGCGGCCATGAAGGGCAACGACACGACCTACCAGGGTCCGGTGCGGTCTGGCGCGCAGGATGTCGGCATCCCGGCTCGTCTGGTGTGCGGCACCCTCAAGACCTCGCAGCAGGCAACGGCAGCGTCGTCGCCGGTCTCGGGCCAGGTCATCGGGGTTCTCCCCTATGGCTCCTACCTCAACGAGATCAACTTCTATTGCCGCTCGGCCCCCGCAGGCGAGGCGACCGTGCGGTTTGCGGTGGATGGGGAGTCGGACAACCTCGGCAGCGTTTCCGTGTCGGCGGCCGGGACGTATTCCCTTGCGCTGACGACTGCGGTTCGCGCGACACTCCCCCGGGGCATCAACGCGGGCTCGTCCCGCCCGGTCCGCATGTCGGTCCTCGCTGCTTCCGGCAGCGTGGCGGCGCTCCAGGGCGTTGGGGAGATCGTCTTCACGCGCCTGGGCCAAGGTGACGGATACCCCGGCATCGGCCAAAAGGAGACCACGTTCCAGGGGCCGATTGCGACTGGCCAGCACCTGGGGACGTGGGGCGAGAAGAAGCCCGAACTCGGATGGGGCCGGTTCTCCAAGCTGACGACCAACATCGCCTCCACCAACGGGGTGGTCTCGGGCCAGCTTGTGGGGTTCCTCCCCATCGGAGCGGCTCTGGTCGGCATCAACTACATCGCCGGTACGGCTGCCGGTGGCGAGGCCACGGTTCGTGCGGGTACGTCCCCCACGGTCTTCACTTCGGACACCCTCGGCAGCGTGTCGGTCTCTGCGGCTGGCATCTACTCGGTCATTGGTGCGACGGCTGTCGGCGCGTTCGACAACTCGGGCATCAACCGGGCCAAGTCCGGTGCGACGGCTCAGGCCATCTACATCAACGTCGCCGCTGCATCCGGCAGCATCGCGTCGCTTTCGGCCAACTCGGCCATCGAGATCGTCTATACCCGTCTCGACCCTTCGATCTACGGAGTCTGATCCATGGCGCGGCCCAAGCTCTGGTCCTTCTCGATGACAAGCGGGGAGACCACCACCGTCTATTGGCCCACGGACACCTGGGTCAGCACGCAGGAATACGCCATCGTGTTTCGCCATCCGGGCGGGACTGGCGGGTTCATGTCTGGATGTTCGGCAGCGTGGAGCATCGACCGTGTCCTCGCGACGGGCGTCGCTTCGGCGCACTTCGTGCAGATCACGGCTTTCTCCACAAACTCGCAGATCGTCCACGAAGACCCTGCGTCCTGCTTCCGGTTCGTCCTTCGGGCGAGCGGTGCGGCCACGCTCGAAATCATGGCTATGCAGAGCGGACCTGAGCGGGCGTTCTGATGGGGCAGTGGACGGAGCGCAATCGCTGGAGGCGAGGCAGGTGGCTCGTCCAGGACGACGAGAGCGGCTTCGTTCACTATTCGGATCAGGTCGTCCGTCGCTGGGATGGGCTCTACGTCCGCAAGGACCAGGACGAGCCCATCGACCCGCAATGGTTCATTACTTCCGAAAACGACCCGGCCCCGCTCCCGTTCGTCCGACCTGAAGCTGCCGCAGGCCCCGCCTGCAAGACCGGTCGCGCCTACGATGCCAACAACAAGCCAATCCGGAACTTCCCCGGGTACGACCTCTACATCGGGAGCAGCGTGGGGAGCATGGAGATTGGCTGCTCCTTCATCGTGTTCCCCGACACAGGCCCCTATCCCCCTCGGTGACCCATGGCGCAGCAGGACAAGGCAACGCTCAAGCAGGCTTTCGAGACGGGTGACGCGCCAACGGGCAGCGACTTCGAGAACCTGATCGACAGCCAGTTGAACCTTGCGGAGACGACGGCGCAGACCGTCAACGGTCCGGTCAACTTCGCCGGAGGCGTTACCTTCGCCTCGATTTCCGCTGCGGTGGTTGGCGGCAACGCCGCTACGTTCAACACGGTCAGCACGTCGGCCCTGGCCGCCGCGACGGTGTCCGCCGCAGGGATCTTCGGGCTCGCGCGAGGCGAGTGTTACGCCACCAGCAATGGGGTCATCTCGACGACGGCAATCAACAGCTATGTCGTGACGAACGTGGGAACGAGCGCCGACTCCTTGGCGCAGTTCACCCACAACGGCTCCGGAAGGCTGACCTACACCGGGGTTCAGACCAAGAACTTCATGTTCGACGTGGACTTCACGGTCAGCGGCGTCACCGCAAGCCAGAACGTCGCGGTTCGCCTCGGCAAGGATGGGACGTCACAGCCAAAGACGACCATCGAACTGCGCCTTACGGCTACGTCGGCCCCGTTCTGTGGCCACGCAGGGGGAATCCTCTCGATGGCCCCGAACTCGTATGTGGAGGTCCTGGCGACCGCTACGCTGAACGTGAGCAACATTGTCTTCGAGAAGCTGAACCTTCGCGCCCGCGAGGTCTGACATGGCGTCGCCCTATCTCACGGTTCTGGAGATCATCAACGAGGTCTGCGACCGGATGAACATCCGGCGCGTGACCGCCACAACCCAGAACATGTTCACGAAGAACAGCATCAACCTCCTGAACGACATCATGGAGGAGCTTGCGGACCTCGGAACGTGGAACGAGCTTCAGGCTTCGGCTGCGGTGACGATGGTTTGCGGGCAGTCGATCTACAGCATCGACACGACGGCTCTGGTCACCGCAAAGCGGTTCATCCACTCGATCCAGGAGGTCTCGGTGTCCGGACGCGTCCCGCCCCTGGAGCCGATCTCCGACAAGAACGAGTTCCGGATGCTCAACCGGGTCAACAGCATCGGCCAACCATCCCGATACATCATCGAGGGGGTGGACTCCCTTGGCAACCCACGGGTCGGCGTATTCCCGCGCCCCGGGGCGAACTACGCGGGGAACTCGGCCTTCGTGAAGTTTCAGGTGCTGCCGCCCAAGTACGTCGCAGGCACCGATGACAACGTGGTCGTCCCGTTCCCTGGTCGGGTGGTCATCCTGGGCCTTGTGGCGGCATCGCTGCTGGACGAGAGCGGCGGGGCTGAGACGCGGCAGTATCAGGCGGCCCAGATGAAGTACCTCGCGTCCCGCAACTCGTCCCTTGGTCGGCAGACGGCCAAGACCGGCGAGTATGTCCGGGTCCAGCCAGGGATCACGTCGAGGTCCTGATGCCGGAGCGGTATTACCAGATCGCCCGTCGCGGGCTGGCGACGAACTTCACCGAGACAGAGATCCCGCTGGATTACGCCCAGCGATTCCGCAACCGGTTCATCAACGCTGCCGGTGGTGCCGAGAAGCGCCCCGGCTACGTGGCTCTGACCGGTGCGCTGCCCACGAAGGGCATCGTCACGGGGCTGCACGAATACATCGACAAGGACGGGGTGGCGACGCTCTTCGCGTCTTCGGACGGCATCGTCTTCCGCTACAACGGGTCTTCGGCTTGGACCCAGGTGTGGCAGGCGACGACGGCAGCCCGTATTCGTGCGGTGCAGTTCGACGACAAGCTGGTGTTCTGGAACGGGTCGGATCGGCAGGTTTACATCGACAACGCCACCGCAAGCTTCGAGCGGCTCCAGCCCCTCATGGAGCAGGGGACGTGTGGTGCTGCCACATCCGCTGCCGCTCTGACCGACGCCGCTGTCACCGACTGGACGGCGCAGACGTTCGTCGGCCCTGGCGACATCGTGTTCAACGCCAAGCGTGGGGCGTATGGGCTGGTCACGGCCGTGACGTCGTCGCGCGTGACGCACACCCCGATCAGTGCGGCTGCGCGTGGGTTCGGAAGCACGTTGGCCCCTATCTCGGGCGCGCCCGTTGGCGGCGAGCCGACGCCCGGAGACGCCTACCGGATCTTCGACAGCATCGAACTGAACGTGGTCTCGAACGACGGGATCATGGACAACGTCGTGACCATCGTTGCGACCAGCACGACCCCGACTCAGACCTACATCTCCGTCTCCGCAGACCGCGTCCCCGACTGGACGACCACCTCCATGCGTGCGGGCGACATCGTCCACAACACGACGAAGAACGCGGCATCCTTCGTGTCGCAGATCCTGTCATCCGGGATCTACGTCTCCCCATCGATTGCGACCACATCGGCAGGCGACTCCGTCGTCCTCTATCAATCGGCCATGCCCATCGCTTCGTGGATTCACGTCCACTTCGGCCGCGCCTGGATGATCGACTCCCGAGATCCCCGCAATGTCGTGGCGTCCGGTGCCAACGACATCCAGGACTTCACGGTGGACAGCCAGAGCTTGGAGACGCGGACGGTTGCGGTGGGCTCCCAGCAGCCCGGGGCGGACCCAGCCCGCAGCATCGCATCGTTCCAGACCTACCTCATCATCGGAACGGAGCGGGCGGTCTACGCCTATCGAGGCACCGCTCCCGCCGACCTGGAGCCTGCGGGCCTGTTCCCCCAAGGCGTGGTCGCCGCAGACGGCTTCGTGAACACCGGCAACGACCTGTCGTTTGTCGGGTATGACGGGCTGCTTTCGATCAGCCTCCTCATCAACACGAACAACCTGCAACGCTCGAACATCTCGGAGCCCATCAAGAACACGCTGCGAGCCATCATCAGGGATGTTGTGGAGAGCCCGAACCCACAAATCCAGGTGGTTAACTATCAGCGTCGTTCATGGATCGTGATGAAGATCGCGAGCAAGCTTTACGTGTATAACTATGCCAACTTCGTCATGGACGACGGCAAGATCGTCGCTGGCGCAAGCTGGTCGGACTTCGACGGGCAGATCGGCCTCCAGAGCGCCCTCTATGTCCGGGCCAACTCGGATCTGCTGCTGGGCGGCGCAGACGGCAAGGTCTACGTTTTCGACCAGGGGACATTCACTGATGACGGTGCGGTGTTCCCCACCGAATACATGCCCGGGTGGCTGAACCTTGAGGAGCCGCGTCAGTCGATGCGGATCAAGACCGGGTCCTATATCGTGCCGAACTTCCAGGTCGGGGGCGCGGTGGTCTACACCATCGAGGCTACCGGGGACTTTAACCTCCAGTCCTACGACCTGATTACGGTGACCGCCCAGGAAGAGTTCGGCGGCAGGCCGGTTGGCACGTTCACCATTGGCAGCGACTTCGTCGGCATGGCCCGCACCGTTGAGGGGAAGAACCCGCTACGATGGCGCGGCGCGCATTTCCGGCTTTCGTTCCGCACGAATGATCCATACGGTCCTGACGTACTCGCCGGGTTTTCGGTATACGGGGACATTCACGGGAGACGTTGATGGCAGGTCTGTTTGATTTCCTCGGCCCCGCTCAGACGGCCCTGAACCTTGCCGGTGCGGGAAGTGCTGTCGCCAGCTTGTTCGGTATGGGCCGGGATCGCCGCACGGAAAAGGCCATGCGGGCGCAGGCGGATCGGGCCGCACAGCTTTCCGAGGCACTGGCGAACCCGAATAGCCCACTCTTCCAGAGCATGGCGTCGGATGCCCTTCAGCAGCAGCGGACCGCGCGCCTCCAGGGCATCTCGGACTATGTGCGCGAGCAGGAGAGGCAGGCTCGTCGGTTTGCGGGTGCGGGCGGCAACGCCTCGTTCTACGCCCGCAACCCGAGGCGCGATGAGGCAATCGCAAGAGCCCTGATGATGGCTGGCCAGAACGAGCAGGCCCAGGCCAACCAGCAGGCGCGGCAGACGCTCATGGGCGGGCTCCAGGGCATCCAGGGGGCCATGGGCGCGACCTCGTCTGCCGCGAACGTGGCAGCCCAGAACGCTCTGATGCGCCAGCAGGGCTTGCCGTCCGCCCTGTTTGGGGTGTCCAGGTTCCTCAAGGAGATCCCAATGGGCGGGTTTGAGTCTCCGGTCGGTCGATACGACGAGACTGTCAGCAAGAGCCCGATGACTCCAGAGCGGTTTAGCGGACTGCTTGGCGGAGGCGTCTGATGGCTCTGGACGAAGAAGACGACATCACGCTTGAGGGCGGCGAAGGGGTAACGAGCCCGCTTGCTCCGTCAGGCATGGAACAGCGGCTCTCGGGGACGGGCGCGAACTCGGATGCCATCATCCAGGCGTTGCTCTCCCAAGCGTTGCGGACCGGGTCCCAGCGAGACGCGCGCCCATCGTATGCGGCAGATGCTGCAAACGCCCAGACGCGGGTGGCGAAGATCCTGTCCAAATCCCTTGGGGAGCTTGAGGGATCTGGGGGCCTTGAGCGGCTTGGTTCGGCCGCCATGCAGACCCTTGCGGGGCAGGGGAGGGTCTCTCTCCCGCAGGTGATGGCAGCGCAGGAGCAGCAAGACGTAAGCAGGGCTTACAACATCGCGAACGCCCTGTCTGGGATGGCCAAAGCGGCGCGTGGCGGGGCGGCGGACATCAACCCCGTGCAGTTGATGGGTCTGATCGCCCGCAACCAAGAGAACGCACGTCGCGAACTGGAGGGTTTCCAAGGTAACGTCGAGGCGCAAATACGCACCCTTTCGTCGCAGTATGACGACCCGGCGGCGGCGAGTCAGGTCTTGCGGCAGTATCTTGTCGAGAACGGCAAGAACGTGAAGGACTACGCCTCCGCAAACAAGGTGATGGCAGGCGCGGCGCAGGCCCTTTCGGCGTCTGGACTGCCACGCAAACGAGGCGCAGGATCAGAGCGAATGACCCCCGCGCAGACTGCGAACTTAGCTGCCCGCACCGAAGAGAACGAGCGGCGCGGACAAGCGGGCCTCCAGGGGGGTATCGAGGCGCAGATCCGGACCCTTTCGTCGCAATACGACGACCCGGCGGCGGCGAGCCAAGTCCTGCGGGATTATTTTGCCGAGAACGGCAAGGACGTGGAGGACTACGCCTCCGCAAACAGGGTGATGGCAGGCGCGGCGCAGGCCCTTTCGGAGTCGGGGCTGCCGCGCAAGCGAGGCGCGACAGCAGGGCGAGCGGCGGCTCCTGAGCAGCAGCCCGCAGCCGCCCCTGAGCCGGGCGGCATGTATACGGACGACGACGGGACCGTGAAGTGGCGCAACTTCACGCGCGACGGCAAAACCCCGCTCTCCGAGTGGGAGAAGCAGGCGAACTACATCGCCAGCGTCAGTGGGCCAGAAGCCGCGAATGCGTTCGTGCTGGAGCGGTCGGGGCGGACTTCCGGGGCGCAGGCCAGGGAAATGCAGGCGCGGAAGTTCGAGTTCCAGGCCGGTCAGGCCGCGAGTGCGGCGACGCAGCGGTTCAACACCGAAGAGAGCCGCATGATCTCGACCCTTGCGAAGCAGTACGGCACGAACGCCACGGTCGTGGAGCAGACCATGCGGGATTTCATCCAGCGTGGCATCACCGAACAGGGTGTGGACCCGAACAACCTCGATGCGCGTCGGGCGCTCCTCAATGGGGCGGTCACGAACCTCAATCAGTTGAACATCAAGATGGAGCCGAGGCCGCAGGTCCAAAAGCTGATTGGGGACTCGAACATCCCCATGCTCCCGGATGGGCGTCCGAACTACGTCGCAAGCATTCCGAACCCCAAAGACGCTTTCGGCCGGTTGTGGAACGCAGCGCCCCCCGAAAGGCGGGCCGAGATGCTCGCGCGCAAGATCGACGAGACGATTGCTGGCAAGGAAGGGATGCAAATTTCGGTCGCGACATCGCCGGATGGGTCGTCTTCCGTTGTGGTCGGCGGCAAGGCGGGGGCCGCCGCGAACATGCAGGCTGTCCGGGAGTACGAGGCCGCCATGACCGGGTACGACTCGGCCAGACCCGTCCTGGATCGCATGAGCCAGCTTGTCGCGGAGGGCGGGCAGACGATCATCGGTCCACTTGGGACCGTCACGAACTTCCTTGGGTTCGTGAAAGGGGCGGCCAACGAAATCTTCGGCGGCGCTTTGCCGGAGGACCTGCGCGGCACGGACGCAGAGGTTGCGGAGCGCTTCGATAGCGTCATGGCGAAGGCCGGACTGCGTGACAGCGGGCTTGCGAAGTTCGTCAGCACGGTCAATGACGAGCGAGCGCAGGCCCTCAAGACCAACATCGTGTTCGCGACGTACTACATCGCGAAAACGCTTGATGGCACCGGCAACTTGTCGAACAAAGACACGCAGAGCGTCCTCAGTGCGTTTGGTATGGGGTGGAACTCCGCCAACTCTGCCAAAGCGGCAATCAAGGAGACCGAGAAAGCTCTTCAGGCCCGCGTCGAGGCTCGTTGGCGCGCAGTCGAGCGCACGGCTCCACAAGGCGCAACCATGCCTCGCTCCCCAAGCTTCGGGCAGCAACCGGCCGCCGCCGGGCCTGGGCAGAAGGCCTATCCAGCCCCCAGCAGGGCAGCCATTGACGCCTTGAGGGCTGGACGAAAGAACGACGGGACACCGGTCACTCGCGAGGAGTTCGAGAAGTACTTCGGGCCGGGCTCTGCTGAACGCGTGCTTCGTGGTGGAGGCTGATCGTGGCTGGCCCGAATCCGTTTGAGGGGATGGAAGAGAGAGAAAATCCGTTCGCCGGAATGGAGGAGGATGGCCCGGCTGCTGCCTCCCCGCCCGAGCGCAAACAGGTCATGGGCGCTTCGGGTGTTGGCGGGACCATCATGGAACTCCGCAGACTTGAGGCGGAAGCTGCTGCCAGGCCCCCGGTTGGGGAGGCTACAGCCCAGGTCATTCCCGGAGACGCCGCAAGGGGGCCAAGGCTCTCTCCGTTCCAGCCCTCTCCCGCTGGCATGGCGCAGGCCCTTGGGATTCGGGTTGGGGAGTTCCCAAGCAGGGCGGGTCCTGGCTTCTTCCAGGACGAGCTTGCGGGCTATCGGCAACTCTACCCGGAGTACGAGTTCGAGGAGGTCGGCTCGCGCCTGTTCCCCGTCACGGAAGAGATGCGTTCGGCTGGCGTGCCTCGGGGGCTCGCTTCGACTGGCCCCCTCGCGGGCAAGGTCGTCTTCCGCAAACGCCCTGAAGTCGGCGGGATTGCGGAGCCATGGACGACGCTCTCACAGCCCGGGACGGTCACCATGGGCGACATTCGGTCCATGGCCGGGAGCGTGCCGCAAACGGCCGGGGCCATTGCCGGGACGCTGATCGGTGCGCGCTTCGGCGGGGCTCCAGGTGCGGTGGTCGGTGCGGGGCTTGGTGGGGCTGCTGGTGAACTTGGCCGCCAGGAGATCGGGCAACAGGTCTTCGGCGCGCCAAACTTGGCCGCCTCCGCTCGCGTGTGGGAGGCCACAAAGTCTGGCGTGACCGAGGCCGCCATGGCCCAGCTTGGGAACTACGCCGACAAGGCGTACCGGTTCTTCCGGTCCGCTGGCGTCCCGATCCAGTCCATCCCCACCGCTGATTTCAAGCGGCTCCAGGCGGAGCTTGCCGACATCATCGGTGAGGACGCGGCGAAGCTGCTCACGGCCGGAGATGTCATGGCGAGCGAGACGCCAGGGGCATTCCTCGCCGCCATCGAGAAGAAGATCGCGGAGCGTGGCTCTGCCGGTGGCCTGGACATCGCCTCGATGTTCCTCAAGCGGCAGCGGGAGAAAGAAGATCTCCTGATGCGTCGCCTTGAGGCCATCACAGGAGCGCAGTTGCCATCGGCAACGGACGCAGAGACCGCGATGCGGGCGGTCGATGAGCGTCTGGCTCTCATGGGGATGCCGAAGACCGACGAGATCGCAAACCTTCAGCGGCAGTTGGCCCAGCTTCAGCAGGACGTCCCGGCACTCAAGGACAGGGCTGCCATTGCGAAGCTGGACGAGATCATCCGGGCGTCCGGAGGCGTCCCGCGTTCGGAGGCCGCCACCGCAGAGGAGGTTGGGCGGGCTCTGTCGAACGTTGTTGGCCCGGTTGCGCGCCAGGAAGTCGAGCAGGTCGGCAAGATCATCCACCCAGACCTTGCGGTGGGTGCGGAGGCCAAGTCGGCGGCGGACAAGGCGTTCAAAAGGTCCGTGGAGCGGGCTCAGGACATCATGGAGGAGGCCAAGCTCTATGGCGGCATGGCCGGAGAGATGGTCCCCGAGGCGACCATCGCGGCTCTCGGTCGCTGGGCGACCCAGATCGAGCGGGACATCATCCCGGCTCTCTCCGCAACGGACCGCAAGGTGGTCGAAAGCGCCCTCGCCGTCCTCGTCGATGAGAAGGGCAAGCCGAAGCGGTCGGTCTCCTATGACGACCTGATCGCAACGTCGAGCAACCTCAAGGCGGCGATCCGCAGCGGCTTCACCAAGGAGTGGAACGTCAACCTTGAGATGATGTCCGACCTTGAGGAGGCCATCTTCCAGGACACCATCAAGCTCCTGCCGCGCAATCTGGCCGAGCAGCTTGTGGACGCGAACACGATCTACCGCAGCCAGAAGCAGGCGTATCGGCAGGCTGGCCTCGACAAGTTCCTCCAGCGGGCTTCTGGGGGTGCCGACTACCTCACCAACTCGGCCGCCGCAGGCCGCATCTTCAACAACGTGGACACCTCGACGGCTCTGTCACGGCTCCTCACCAAGCCGGAAGACCAGGGGACGCGCGACATCATCAAGGGCGGCCTGTTGTGGGACCTCGACCAGAGGTTCATCGACACCAAGGGCAACGTGAACACAAACGGGCTGTCGAGGTGGATCGCTGACAATGAGGTGATCCTGCGGTCTTGGTTCACCCCGGAAGAACTCACGAAGATCCGGAACCTCGAAACGTTCACGGAACGGCGCGTCGGACTGGGACTGAAGCCGGGCGACACTTACGACGCATGGTTCGGCCGGTTCTGGGACATGCCTGCCGAGCGGGCGCAAGAGGCTGTTGCTGCGATCCGCCGCCGACTCCCCAAAGAAGACGCCGAGAAGCTTGTGGGGCAGGTCAAGTCCCTGGCCAATGCGCGCCTGCGCCGGGACTACGTGACGTTCAACGACGAGGGAGAGCAGACCTTCAGGCACGCAAAGTTCTTCACCGATCTCGGGAATGGGCGCGCCGACTGGATCGCGCGTGCAATCGACCCCGGGTTCGGGACTCGGTTGAGGGACATGGCGACGTTCTTGCGGCAGGAGAACACCAGGTTCGCGTCCGACATCCAGCGGCTCCAGCAAGAGATCATCTCGGCGGAGAAGCGTCTCGCGAACGACAAGGCTGCCGCAGAGGCGTTCAATGAAGTCGCCAAGCAGCAAAGGGCGGCCTTCAGCTTCTCTGCCGGGTCCAAGCCCAGCGACTACGCTCGCCTTGCCGACAAGATCCTTGCGGAGGCGAACAACACCTCCGCAAAGACCATCGTGTCGTATCTTGAGCAGCAGGCCCCCGAGCTTCTCCCAGACTTCCGCAGGTCGATGCTGGCCGCGTTCTATCGGTCGGTGACCAAGCCAAGTGAAGCTGGCGTCGGCGCGGCGACTGGTGGCCGCGACGCAGCCCTCAACGTCGAGAAGCTCTTCGATTTCGCCAACGACCCCGCCTCCATGGAGTTCATGCAGACGATCTTGGGGCGCGGGATCGACGCAAAGAAGGCAATCGGCGACCTCGCCAAGACTGGGGCAATCCTGAACCCGAGGGCGCAGAAGGCAGTCATCACGGACCAGCAGAACCCCGCAACAATTGCCCTGAAGGCGTTCGAGGCCAGCAAGCGTGTGGTGTTTGGGGTTCTCTCCACTGAGGCGCGCCTCGCCAACTCGCTCATCCGGTGGCAGAACGGGGTGCTTCAAGACCGCGCAGCCAGGGCGCTTCTCGACCCGGAGGAGTTCGGCCGACTGGTCCGCATCGGCCATCGCACGAATGCTGACATCGGTGCCGCAACCGCCGCAGGTGTGGGGCTGTTCTCGGAAGCGATGCAGGACATCTTCGCTGACTTCGAGCCGGGCAAGGGGCGTGGGCGCGAGGATATCGCTCGCGGCGCGGGCTCTATGGCTCGCAACACGGGCTCATGGCTCTACAACCAAGTCACCAAATGAGGAGAATGCGATGAAGAAAATGTCAAAAGGCGAGAAGAAGGTCGAGAAGGTGATGGGGGAGTACAAGCGAGGCAGCTTGCACAGCGGCAAGGGCGGCTCAGCCGTCAAGAAGCGTGGGCAGGCCATCGCCATCGCCCTCTCGGAGGCCGGGATGGCCAAGAAGCGGAGGGCGTGATGAGCGAGGGATACCGTCACGAACAGACCGAGTCGAAGGCCGAGAAGGCCCGCGAGTACGGGAGCAAGAAGTCGATGGGGGCCTGCAAGGTCAACTGTCAGTACCCGACTGGCACGATCCCCACGGCCAAGGTAAGCATGGGGGCGCAGAAGACGAACCCGGCGCGCCGGAACCGCAGCTACTGAGGGTGCAATGACGGCACTGTCGAAGACGGCCCTGAAGACGCTCTGGAAGGCTTACTTCCAGCCAACCAGCGCAGACTTCAGCAACCTCATCGACTCCTGGACCGACTACAAGGTTGGTCTTGAGACGCTTGGTCAGGCTGTCTCGGCAGGGTCCGTTGGCGTCCCGCAGTTCATCTCCACGACAACCGTCCAGTTCCTTGCGGTTGGGGCGACTGGCTCAAGCCTGCTCGCCACAAACACGGCAGCCTCGGCTCAATCGGTCATAGGTTTGTCTGGATTTTCCCTCCCGGTCTCCGTCGCGAACGGGGGGACAGGGAGGGCCTCCCTTAGCGCGAACCATGTGGTGCTGGGGAACGGCACTGGGGCAGTCCAGCTAGTTGCGCCCGGCACGACCGGCAACGTGCTGACAAGCAACGGGACCACATGGTCGTCGAGCGCCCTCCCCACTCAGCGTGTCCTCCAGGTCGTCAACTCCCAATCGAACGCCCAGACCACAAGCGTCTCGGCAATCCCGTGGGACAATACGGTCCCGCAGAGTTCGGAGGGGACAGAGTTCCTCTCCATTTCGATCACCCCCGCAAACGTCAACAACAAGTTGCGGATCGACGTAACGGTCTACGGGTCCACAAGCTCCGGGAACATGACGGCAGCCCTGTTCCAAGACTCGGGAGCGAGCGCCATTGCAGCAGTTGGCCGGAATGCGATCAACACAGCGGGCGGCTTGTTCCCACTTTGCCTGACCTACTACATGACAGCCGGGACGATATCCTCAACGACCTTCCGTGTGCGCGCGGGGGTGGCATCGGGGACGTTCTACTTCAACCATGAGGTCAGCTTCGCCACCCTTTTCGGCGGCGCGCTTTACTCGTCAATCACCGTTACGGAGATTTCGGCATGACCGAGATTGACCCCCGCGAGTTCGGCCGCCTTGAGGCGGAGGTCAAATCCTTGTCGAAGAGCGTCGAGGAGATGTCTGGCGACCTCAAGGCTGTACGCAGCGCAATGGACGCTGCCGGTGGGGGCTGGAGGGTTCTTGTGGCGGTTGGTGGGCTCTCGGGGGCGATCACGGCACTGATCGTCAAGTGGCTGCCCATGATCCCCAAATAGGAGGAACGATGCCGTTCGGAGTTGGCGACGCAGTCGCTGCGGGGATCAAGGTCCTCGACAAGTTCATCCCTGACCCATCGGAGCGGGCGAAGGCCGAAGCAGCCTTGCGCGCCGACCTCATGTCCATCGACAAAGCTCAGATCGATGTGAACAGGGCGGAGGCAGAGACGGGGTCCCTCTTCATCGGAGGATGGCGTCCGGGAATCGGCTGGGTCTGCGCCGCTGCCGTCGCCTACACCTACCTTGTGGTCCCGATTGCGGTGTGGATCGGGTTCCTGGTCGGCAAGCCCATCCCCAAGCCGCCAACGCTCGATGCAAACCTGTGGGAGTTGATGTTCGCGATGCTTGGCCTGGGCGGTCTCCGCACCATCGAGAAGCTCAAGGGCGTCGCGTCCAAGTGATCTCGAACTGGCCTGCCGCGTTCTCCGCAGTCATCAAGCATGAGGGCGGATGGGTCCACCACAAGGACGATCCCGGCGGCATCACCAACCTCGGGGTTACGAGGCGGGTGTGGGAAGAGTGGACTGGGATGCCTGCAAGCGACCACAACATGCGGGGTCTGACCGTCGAGAAGGTCCTCCCGCTCTACCGGGCCAGGTACTGGTCTCCGATTGGGGGAGACGAGCTTCCGGGCGGTGTGGACTATGCGGTGTTCGACCTCGCCGTGAACTCTGGCGTCAGGCGGGCGTCCCTGATCCTGCAAGAGGTCTTGGGCGTCACAGCAGACGGCAGCATCGGCCCCAAAACGCTTCAGGCCACCAAGGGCGTTCCCCCTGGCAGCCTGATTGACTCGATCTGCGATAGGCGCATGGAGTTCCTGCGCTCCCTGCCTCACTTCGCGACCTTCGGGTACGGATGGACCCGTCGTGTCAGCGATGTGAGGCGGGAAGCCAAGAGGATGGCCTAGGCGACCCTCCACACGCGGACCTGCGTCCCGGTCCTGTTGCGCCGCGTGAGGTACTTATGCCCATGCTTCTTCTGATAGTGATGGGCGCAGTTCCGCATCGATGCCGCCTTGGAGACAGGGACTGCGAACGAGTCCCCGATCTGCATGGAGTTGAAGGGGTAGGTCAGCCGGGACTTGCCGACCGTGGGGATGGGGACGTCGGTTTCGATCTTCGGGATTCCGGTCATATCTTGCCTCTCGCGTTTGCGGAGAGGGTCTGCCATGCGTCGATGACCCTCTCTCTCCATGCCCTTTCGTGGCGGAGCTTTTCGGCCACGATGAAGGCTCTCTTCTTCTCGTTCAGGGCCGCGACGTAGGGTGGCGACGCAAGCGCAGCCGCCTCCTTGTCTGCGGTCCTCTGGTAGTCGGACTTGAGGTACTCGGAGGCGTACACTGTCTTGAGCATGTCGGCCGCGAACTCGTAATCAGCACGCGCCTCGGCAGCGGCAGCCCCCAGCACCTCAAGCCGTTCGAGGTGCCGCTCGATGTCCGCATCGCGGATCAAAACGGCATCTCGTCATCGAGGTCGTCCCTGGCTCTCCCTTGCTGGGTCTTGCCCTGCGGGCGACCGCCGCCCTCCTGTTTCGGGCTCGGCTCCACAAGGCTTATCATCACCTTGCCGTCATCCGACCGATGGAGCGGCACGAAGTCGAGGAACAGGGTCCAGCCGTTGCCCGTCTTCGACTCGAATGCCGTCCCGACCTTCGTCCAGTAGGTCTTGCTCTTGTCCTTGTTCGGGATGCCGACGATGGCATCCAGGCGCTTTGCCGTCATTTGCTGCCTCCTTTCTTCTTGCGGACCACCTCATCGACAACGTCCGTGTCGATGACATCGATGGTCTTGTCCACCCAGTCGAGTTGCACCCCGACCTGCTTGTTGGGGTCCAGCCTCACCCCATGCGTCTTGAGGACGAAACCGAAGATCATGCCCCGCACATCCTCTTCGATGCTTTTCCGGCGCTCGGTGAGGCTCCTGATGATGACATGCAACTCATCGGATGCACTCTGCGCCGCGCGGATTGCGAGGAGGGACGTCTCCGGCATCTCGGACATATCGAAGCGGCGACCCAGTTGGATCGCCGCCTCCGCCACCGCTTGGTGGATTTCGTCCTCATGCCTCATTGGCGAAGCTCCCCACAAGCCGGTCCTTGATCGCCATGATCTCCAGGTATCCGGCCTCGCTCGTCTTCTTGACGAGCAGGATCAGGTCCTTGCGCTTGAGCATGACCTCCGCAAGCTCTGTTGCGTCCTTCGCCGCTTGCATCTCTTCGCGCACCAGCTTGAATGCGGCGCGCGGGTCGCTTGAGGGGTCAGCCTTCGACGGCTTGTCCCGCATGGTCTGAAGGGTGTTGCCATCCGCCCCATTCGCGTCGTCGTCCTCCTCGGCCGCGAGCCCGAAGAACGACGCCACCTGATACCGGCGGGCGAACGTCATCAGGCTCCCGAGTTCCTGCATCTTCCCCACCCGTCCAGAGTCAATGGGCATGCATGTGGAGATGTGCGCCCCAGACGCATGGAACAGGCGGAGGCACATGACCATGCCGTCCTCGCGCCGCTCCAAAGTCTGGGTCATGGCGAGCCCGTTCTTCGCGAGCGGGACGCGCACGATGTCGAGGATGCTGTCGAGCGTCGCGTAGGCGAACTTGTAGCTGCCCTTGTCCGACTTGACCGTCACTTCGCGGTTCTTGATCGGGTTCGACATCTCGCCCTGCGCCTTGGCGAGCGCCCCGTACAGGGCTCCCTGCTGGTCTTCCATGGTCATCCCTCCTGCGTGATGCGGAGCGCCCGACGCTTGTCGCGCGCGATCTTGATGCCGTGACCGGACGCGGATCGCACGTCGGACGCCACCATCTTCTTCAGCCTATCCGCCGCCTTGTCGAACAGCCCAGCGGCATTCTTGCATGCGATCCATTCGGCAGCCGCATCGGCCCATTCGTTGCTGCCGGTCATGTCCAGCACCTTGCTGGCCTCCGGCGGCGCGACAATCTGCGGCTCTTCGGACGGGGGCAGGGTGAAGCACACGCACTCCCAGAAATCAGCCTCGGCCTTCACCAAGGCGGCGGCGTAATCGGCATTGAACTCGACTTCCTCATAGTCCCAGTCGTTGCCAATGATGACCGACAGGAACGCCTTGCGCGCACCCGTCACGATCATGTTGTGGTGGAGTTGTGGCTGGTACTTGGCCAGGGCCTCCTTCATCGAGGACCTTCCGTTGATGTGCTTGGCCTCCCAGATCGCGGTCGAGCCATCCGGCATTGGGACCTCGCCATCGAGTGTGGCCCTCATCCATGACCGCTCCCGCGACACCCGCTTTTCGCCGCGAGCGATGACCGGAAGACCCGTCTTGTGGAAGAACCAGTCAGCGTTGAACGGTTCGGTGAAGAGGCCAAGCTGGACTCGGAACTCACCCGAGAGGTCCTCGGGCTCGGTCTGGCCGGTCTTCTCTTTCCAGAGCGCGAGAATCCGCCCGGGGTCCCCCGCCATGATGATGTTCGCGTCGCTGCCGCCGATGCCGTTCCGGCGCTCCGCGTGCCACTCCTTGCTCTTTGGTTCGGGCAACATTGGTTCCCTCCTTTGGTTGCCGGTTTGATATTTAGTGATTGTGTGACTTATGTCAACGGAGAAATGACTGTCCTTGCTGGCGCATGACCGGAACGGTCCGCGCGCGGGTCTCCAGACGTTCCTTACCGTCGATCCAATGCTCCCGCCCGATGTTCAGGACCTCGGGCGCGGGAGGCCCGCCATTGACCTCGGCGCACGCGGCCTTCCACGCCCGCGCATCGAACCCCATGGAGCCAGCCGACATGCACCCCCAGAACTCAGACTCGGTGACGTTCAGTCTGCGCGCGGCATCCGACAGGGACGCCTGATGGTGCGCCCGCGTCGCCACAAGTACGCGCCTCTTGATCTCCTGCGCCCTCATTGTCGCGGCGATCACCCCGATGGCCTTCTCGTCTCGAACGTGCGGGCTCTCCGCTTCGTATGTGGACTTCGCCTCGACGTCCTCGTCAGCCCATCGCTGCTGGTTGATCCAGGTGGCCGCGTGCGCGATGTACTGCTGCTCGGTCCCGCGCTTGGCGGCGGCATACCGCTTGGCCCCCGCCACGATGTCGGCAGGGTCGATCTTGATCTTGGTGACCGCCTTGTCCCACGACCGCTTTGCGTCTGCCTTCGCGATCTTGCGTGGGTAGGCCAGCCAGAAGTCATCGAACGTCGGCTGTCCTGTCAGATCCGTCATTGGCTCCCTCCTTCATGTACTTCGTGAGGCACCACACGATGTGCCTCCGACCGCCATCGTAGACGCGCCTTTTGGTTGAGTCAACAATCTTACCGGCGTCAACAAGTTCGGATCTTCGTGTTCTGTATGTGGAGCCAGTGTGGTGGAAGTGCCGGTTCATCTCGACGTCGGTAAACCCATCGGGACCGGCGCTCTCCGCAAACGCCAGAACCTGGCGCTGTAGCTCGCTGGCACGGTCTGCCACGGATATCGCCGCTTCGTGCGACGTCTCGGGGTCAGTTTTGCGGGTGCGGGTCGCGGCCCACTCAAGAAGGTCACCGTTGCTGGTTTCTAGACCGGACTTCACGTTCCACCTCCCTCGCCTCGATCTCCATGGGGTGCGCCCAGTAGCCGTGGCGGACGAGCCCTGCGGCGTACCGCCAAAGGAACCCGACCGCCCCATACCTCTTGATCTGCTCGATATGAACCTGCTCATGGGCAATGAGCCAATCTGGGGCTGGCCAATGGAGGTAATAGGCTGCGCGCCAGGGCATGGTGATCGCCTCGAAGCCGCTGGCGCGCAACCACCAGCGGATGACGAGTGGGGCCGGGCGGTGGCGGGTCATGCTTCCTCCACCGGATGCGTCCCCGGCTCGCGGAAATACTCGTCGATTTGGGCGCGCAGGCGGGCGTTTTCGGCGCGCAGCCGCTCGACCTCGGCCTGCAACAACTTAATCTCCCGCACGGAGTTTCGCATCGCCAACCCCACGCGCCAGACAGTTTCGAGCCTATCGTCGTATACCGCATCATGGCTCGTGCGGATCTCTGCGATCTTGTCCTCACTCATCGTCCGCCCTCCAGCGCCAGACCCGAATTGAGGGCGGCCAACGTGTCCGCGTGGGCCATCAGCCTGTTGTTGATCTCGCACCACGGATGGTCTGGGTGGCGAGACGGGTCCGGATAATGGCGGTTGAACCAGCGCACAAACTCTCGCGCATCGAGCAGTAGCGTGTCGCGCTCTGCCCGCAACCGCTCGACCTCGGCCCGCGCCTCATTGCGCTCGCGGGTCAGCTTTTCGATCTCATCTGCGGCCTCCTTCATCAGCGATGATCGAATGCGACATGGGCAGGATATTTCTATGCCTTTGAAGTCCGGCATGGTGACCCGCAGCTTTTGGGTGATGTCGTCGCTCATAGGATGAACATCCAGATCGCGGAGAGTAAGGCATATCCAACGGCGCAGAGCAGGGCAAAGTATTCGTCTCTGTCTCTCAGCCAGCAGTATGCGCTGGCCAGGAACAAAGCAAAGAAAAGGCCAGCGAAATACTGGTTGATCGGATCGATGCTCATGTCTTGGCCTCCTGTGCCTTGCACCAGCGGCAGATGAACCCGGTGCGCGTCGCGAATGCGAGCGCGCTGTACTCGTTGTTGCATTTCTTGCACACGCGTCTGGCCTTGGTCATGGCTTGCCCTCCAGCGTCTCGCGCGCGATCCGACCGCACTCCTCTCGGCTCGACATGCTGTGTTGGCTGGCGAGGGAGATGCGGTGCAGACCTGTCCGCAGCCGCTCGATCTCCGCGCGCAGCTTCTCGCTTTCCTCGCGCTGCCTCGCGATCTCCCTGTGCGCCCACCATTCCGCTTCGGATTTCGGGATGCACGGGTCAGCGATGCGCCGCTTCAACGTCTCCGCTGGTGTTGCTTTTCGTGTGTCACTCATAGCCCTCCCTCCAGTGCAACTGCGCGATCTAACGCAGACTCGACCTCCTTGTCTGCGGCATTACAGGGGACCGGCAAGTAAAGCACGATCTTCCAGTTCTGATACTCGTCTCCATCTACTGGATGGATTTTCTTGTCCCACCACTCCGCGTCCGCACTGAGGATGATCTCCCTCAACGCACCGCGCTCCGCGCGCAGCCGGGCATTTTCGGCCAACAGGAAGGCACGGGCTTCGATTGACCGGCCCAATGCCTCCATGGGGAGCATCCCGCCGGGCGACTCATGCCGCGCGCGGATCTCTGCGATTTTGTCCTCATTCATGACACGACCTCGATTTCGGGCAGCGGCGCGCGCACGACGTTGATGGTGTCCCCGGCGTAGAGCCACGCGCCGCCGCTGTGCCACTCGCGCTCCAGCGAGCCTTGATGGCTGGCGAGAACCTCCGACCCTAAGAGCAGCCGTGCGACCTCGGCCCGCGCCTCGTCACGCTCGCGGGTCAGCCGGTCGAGCAGCCGCGTGAACGCCGCCCGCAGCAATTCATCGCCTCCGCACGCGGCCTTGTGGGCTTTCCGCAGCCGCTCAATCTCGGCCGCTTCCACAACTTCAAACCCAGCGTCGCGAATGGCTTGAAGCCGACGCTCCCACCGCAAAACGTACTGCCTGCGCCGCTCTGCGGACATGCAGGCCCAGCGCTTCATGCGGGGGTCTTGGTCATTGAATGCGGACGCCACTCGCGCCGCAACGTTCCCCTTCACCTCTTGCATCGTCCGCTCTCCTCCGTTGCGAGTTGCCGCTCAAGGTCGGCAATGGTTTGATTCAGTCGCCACCACACCCAGGTGTCCGGGTGGGCCTTGGCAAGCGCAGCCTCTCGAATGCCGATCCTGGCCCGAAGCGTTGCCGGGGTCTGTGGGATCTGGTTCTGGTATGTCGGCTTCATCGTCCCTCCATAATCCGCTTTTCGCTATATCCCCGTGGAGGATATGCGTTCGGTGTTCATCAGCACCTCGACCTCTATACCCACCCTGCCCTGTATCGGGGGCCAGCCGCCGCGCCCTGGTCTATGTCCCCGACCGGGAGGGTACTGGTGTACGGTTCAAAAGGGGTGGCTTGCGCTGGTCGAAAACCCGTTCCCGGTAAAATGCCCCGGATCGAGGTGCTGGTAGGCTATGACTGCCCCCTCGATGCTTCTGCTGCGTCCGCGTCAAGGCGTTCAGCTTCGTCGCGTCGAGTGCCTTGCCAAGTCGGGGATCGTGTGCCATTGATGTCGGCACATGACCCGCCTGTTGTTGAGGCTGGGTCCGCGACACCGGGGTTTGCGAGACCCGCGATGTCAGGGAGCCGGGGGCGCTAACCCCCGGCACCCAACACAACACCATCAGTTCGCAGCCCTGTCAAGCGGCTTCCAATCGGCCGGGTCTCCGGTGTCCTCGATCAGTGCCGCGCGCAGTTGGTCGAACAGTTCCTTCTGCTTCTCGTCGGCAGCGACACACCGGATGCCGTAGCTGGCGCTCCCGTGTGCCGTCATCCCCACCGCAAACGCAACCTGCTGGAGCGTCCACTCGGGGATGAGGTCGAAGGCCAAGGCGGCGGTCATGTGGCGCGCCCGCGTCACGGGCTTCGTGCGCCGCCGCCCCATCAGGGCCTCGGGCCGCACGCCATACAGACGCGCGGCCCTGTCCCGGATGAGTTCGATTTTCTGTTCGGGCGTCATCGGAGTGCTTCGTGGAAGGCTTCGACGGCGAGTGCCTCGCGAGCGACGCGCTGCGCCGACTCCTCATCGACCTCGGGCTTGCGGGAAATGTCCTCAAGAGTGGATTTCAGCCGCGCGACCTTGGCGTTGAGATAAGTGATCTCTGCCGCCGCAAGCTGGAGAGCCACGTCACCCTTGGTGGCGGCAGAGTTCACCGCAAACAACGGGTATTTGAGCAGCTTGCGGTGGAGTTCCGCCGCCTCTTCGGAGGACATGCGGATCGACAGGCGTTCGTGCGCCGGGCCGACCTCGATCTCAATCATGTTGGGGTGAACGCCGACGAAGACCTCGTCGAGGCTGAAGGCCCGGCGATAGGTTCGGGCGGCGGTGGAATAGACGATCATCAGTGGTTCCTCCTTCGTGGAGGGGCCGCCCGCGTGGAGAGGCGGCCCCGTTCGGTTGAGTGCATGGCCTCGGCGCGGCCCTCAAGGGCCCACGCCATCGTCTCGGAGAGGGTCTCTCCGCTGATCGGCTCTTCCGCGTCGATGAAGAGGAACAGGGCGGAGACGTCCTTGCCGACGATCCGGACGGTCCAGCCCATGACCTCGACCGATTGCACTCGGACGCCGTCGTCCGCCTTGGCGAACGCATCCGCCATCTTGGCGGCGTCGAAGGGCGGGGCCGGGAGGGCCATAACCGCAATGGTGTCGTCGTCGGACTTGCCGATCATGAACGCAGAGGTGTGCATCTTCTGTCTCCTTGGTTGAGGTTGGTCGCGTGCTGGTGTTTGGCATCACCCCCTTTCAGGGACAAACGGAACATAACGAACAATGCGATGAATGTGAAAGGAGAAGATTGCATAGCTGCCATGCAAGAAAAGAGACTCCCCCTTTTGGCGGCAGTCTTCACGCAGACACAGGCGAGCCCCTGATCCCAAGCCCATGCCCGCGAGACTCTCGCGCGCGCGTGGACGCTATTTTGGATACGCTAGCTGGCAAGTGCGGCGCTCGCGCCACGGGAGAGCCTGGTTAGGTCAGATACGGGGCGGGTCGGGAGCGGTGTGGGGCGTCGTCGGCCTCCTTCGAAGGTTCGTATCTTCGATGTTTCGCATATTCGATTCCTCGAGTTTGCGGTGCGGTGCGGTGCGGTGCGGGACGCCCCGGAAACGCAAAGGGCGGGACCTTGCGGCCCCGCCCCGTGCGGTTCGGTGCGGTGCGGTGGCTAGGCGCACCTACCCAACAGCAGAGCCGCGCACCCGGCCAACAGGGCGAGGCGCGCGGCGAGGGCGATCATGACAGTACCTCTGGACGAGCGGCGGAGATTGCTTTCCGCGCGCTGGCCAAGGCGGCTTCGACCGTCTTCCATGGGCTACCATCCTTAACTGCCGGGAAGTAGACCGCCGCGCCGTCGGCCGCGAGGTCAGTTGGGACCCCGTAGTTGCCAGACATGGACCGCAAGTCCGGGCATCCTTCAAGCACCGCAAACCCGACTCGCCGCATGAAGTCCGGACAGACAAGCGCAAACGATAGGCGGTCAACGTCAAAGCGCTCGCCAGCGGGTTTGACTTCGACGCGCCACGTCAAGGACGCGTGGCCCCCGCTTTCGACCGCGTACCAAACCGTATCAATGGCCGTTGTCCATCCGGACGCTTCGAGACTGTCGGCATAGGCTAGGATGGCCGCGCCGCGCCGCGCGAGGTCGTCTGCCGGTACCCACCACATAGCGCCCACATTAACGACGATACGGACGACCGGCCGGGACCGTGGCGCTTCGCGGCGACGGCGGAACATGCAGCGCGGATCACCAGCCACCGCAAGCGGAACGCTAGGGCGTTCTCCCGCTACGTCCATGCGGTAGTCCTGGACCCGTTCCGCGCGCACGCCAGCGACGGACGCGCCCAAGAACTGTCCGATACGTTCCCGGCCGGGTTGCCAGCCGTCCCGCATAGCCTCTAGCGCTTGGGGCATACCGGCGAGGGCATGGAATCCGCCGCCGTCGGGCTTGCGGTGCGAAGACCGCCCCGCGCCCCTTCCCCAAGCGTCAACCGGTGCGGCGGCGTAGGCCAGCGCCTCGCCCCAAGTGTGGTTCGCTTCGACTCTACGTCCATGGAACATGTCACGCCCCCGCCTTGGCGCGGATCTTGGTGATGCTCGCCTCATCCAAGCCTTTCCACAGAGCCGCCTCTTCGACCTCTGGCCGCGCAACGCCAGCCCGCAGCAAGGCCGCGCCCATAAGCGAGGCGCGCGGCGAGGCGATCAGGTCGATTTTGAGTTCAGCGGCGGCGCGGCGGATACTCTGGACGTAAAGGGTCCAATCGAGCTGGTCCTCGCCCGCAATAAGCCGTTCAAGTTTCTCATCATATCCCCAAGCGAGGAAGGCGAAGCGATCTTGAACCGAAGCGTCCTGCGCGATCGCGCCGACATATTGGCGATCAGCGCCAGCAAGGCGGGTATTGCCCCCGCCAATGATCAGCGTCGTCGGGTGTTTCGATATGGTCCCGTCCGGAAAATCCAGCGCCCCGGTGGCCAGCCCGTTGTTGAGGGCGAGGACGGCAGACGGGTCACTTCTGTCGAGTTCGTCCAGAAGGAACACGCCCCCGTGTTCCCAAACCTCACGAAAGGGCGTCCTGACGACACGCCCATGGGCGTCGCGAAACCCGATCAGGTCATACTTGGAATCGACCTTGCCCGATGACGCGAACGCGAGGCCAAGCGCCTTTGCGGCGGCGGCGGCGGCAGACGACTTGCCGCTACCGGCCGGGCCATGCAGGTAGACGTGTAACCCGGCGGACAGGTAGCGGAGCAAGGCCGGAAACCGTTCGTGATGAAGTCCCGGCACCGGCTGAGGCGCTTCACCGGGGCGCTGTATCTCTACCCGGGTCACCTGAGCCGCCTCGCGTGCGATGCGGGCGACCTCGTCCCGGTCGATGGCGGGACGCGCCGCGAACGCGGCATCGACCGCCGCCGCAACTTGCGCGGAGACGATCCCGCCGAGTAGGGCGTCCAGCCCGGTTGCCGGTGCGGGGGCGACAGGGCGCGGGGCGGCCGGTGCGGGGGCGTCGTCGGCGTCGTCGTCGGCGTCGGCGTCCGGCGTGCCGTCTGCGCGCCAAGCGTCGCGGGCCATGGCGGCGGCGAGGGCCTCGTCGGCAACCCAGAAGCCGCGCATCGCTTCAACGGTCGCGTTCGAAGCTTCATCGCGGCTGCGCCCCAAGCACCGCATGGCGTAACGCACGGCGGTGCGGGGCGTGATCGTCGCCCCCGTGGCCAGCGCCATAACGTCGGCCGGGAGACTAAGCCCGGGTTGCAGCCCGGCGATGGCGGCGAGGGTGCGGGGTTTCGTCCCGCGCGGTATCGATAGCTTTGGCATGTCGTCTGTCCCTTCCTGTTGTCCGCGGCTTCCGCCGCCCCGGCGACTGCCGGGAGTCAAGTTATATGCGGTGCGCGGGACTGTTTGCAAGCGTGTTATTTATCCTGTTGATCGGATTGTGCTTTTGGGCGCGTCTCAGACGCTATCCGGGGCCGGTGCGGTGCGGCGGCGCGGCAGGGCGCGGACCGGGACGGCGCGGCGCGGCGAGGGGCGGGAGGCGGTGCGGTAGAGGAAGGGGCCCCCTGATCGCTCTAGCCCTTACCCCAGTGGGAAAGACAGAAGGGAAGGAAGGAAGGGCGAGGGGCAGAGTGTCCGGTCCCGGGCGGTCCCGGGCGGCGAGGCGAAGGGCGAGGCGAAGGGCGAGGCGAAGGGCGAGGCGAAGGGCGAGGCGAAGGGCCAGAAGTCACCACCACCCTGTCCCCCCGGCCCGCGACCGGTGCGGTGCCGGTGCGGTGCGGCCGGTGCGGTGCCGGGGCTCGCCGGT